TTCTTTAAGTTCCAAACAGACGCAACAAACTCAGAAGCATTTACAGACTTCACACTGCTTCACTTTGTTCACTCAATAGCTGGAACAGATTACATTAGCGCGTTGCCCATAACTGTTGCTGCAAATACGACCTATCACTTAAAAGTGGTTATTGATGGCGACAGAAAAGCAACCATTTTTGTAAATGGTCAGCAGTATAATGTTACGACAACTGCGGGTTCCACTGGCGGAACCGCTGTTACAGCGGTAGCAGAGGGCGCAACTGTAACTAAAACAGCCGCTTTGACTGACAATGTTGACCTCATTCCTTACATTGGAATCGAAGCGGGTGCCGCAGCAGCAGAGGCGCTTGATGCTCACTATCAAGCGATCAACCGCATTATATTTGAATAATTAATCGGGCGGGGTTAACGCTCCGCCTTTAATTAAAGGAGTTTAATATGGCAGATGCTGTAACGTCACAGACGTTAATTGACGGCGGTAAGCAGGCCGTTATGAAGTTCACCAACGTTTCCGATGGATCGGGGGAAGCGGCGGTTACCAAAGTTGATGTTTCGGCCTTGGAAGCTAGTGTGGACGGTGACACTTGTACTGGAGTTGTCCTTGAACGAATTTGGTGGCAGTGCATTGGTATGAAAGTAAAGATTCTGTGGGACGCAAGCACCGACGCGTTTTGCATTGAGCTTGGCGAAAACCAAAGCGGCGACCACGACTATACTTCGTTCGGTGGTTTGACCAACAACGCGGGTGGCGGAAAAACGGGTGACCTTAACTTTACGACGGTTGGTCATACCAGCGCAGATACATATACAATTGTCCTGTATATGCGCAAAAAGTATGGTTGATGGCTGATAAGCCTATCCAGCGTAATAAGAAGAATTACCGCCCCACTAAAAAAGGGGCGGGAATGACGCCGGAAGACTGCCGTTACTGGCAAGGTAAAACCCGGCAGTAAAGCAGCCAAGAGGCGTAAATCTTACTGTGCACGTTCGGCAGGGCAGATGAAGAAATTCCCTAAAGCCGCGAAGGACCCCAACAGTCGTTTAAGGCAAGCTCGCAAAAGATGGAAATGCACATGAAATCGGATGTTTTCCTTGGGCTATCTGTTACGGCGATCTTCGCCATATTGGGTTGGATGGGAACTACTTTGGTAGAGTTGAAAACAACGGTTGCATTAATGCACAAGGACAACGAGCTTCTTCTTAGCGTTGTACAAACAAATCACGTTAAAATAGCAGAGCTATACACTTTTCACGAATAGGAGCTAATAATATGATGAAGAAAAAGGGTTACGCTAAAGGCGGCGCGCCTAAGCGCGGTGCGGTTAAACGCGCCAACGGCGGCGCGATGATGAAGAAAAAGGGTTACGCTAAAGGCGGACTTGCCAAGATGAAGCGCGGCGGTGCGGCTAGGAAAAAGTAGCTGAATGCCTTTTTTACAAAGCAACATACCTCACTTTAAGTGTTGGGTTCGTCGTGAGTATACGGTTAATCACGAGCGTTATCACGGCGAATTTTTACATGCGATGGCTATTGCTGTCACTACCATGCCCAACAGGTGTTTAAGCTTTCAGCTTATTTTTACAGGCTGCGAGTCGGACGAGGAAGACGGCCCTAACGTGCATGGTGGAGCGATGTGGGCACGTATGCCTATTACCGCGCTGGTTGCAGACGAGACTTTTGATCAATGGCCAGAACCGATGGCCGTCCATGAGGCTCAACCTTGGGACTGCCCTTCACACACGCATTCCGTGTATACGTTGGAGCGGGCTCAACCGTGCCCGTGGATGGCAAAGATTGGCGGCAGGTTTTTCCCGGCTAAATACATGTTTACGGTAGATTACACTGACACGGATGTTGCGGATGATCCGGCTCAACACAAGCAGGCCCATGTTATGCAGTTGTTGGACGCGGAAGAATGGACGGGGAACATAGTAGCTTTGCCGAACAACCGTGTTCGTGTAACACATCCGGCATGGTTTGAGACGGGAGAGGGTGCGCCAGACTTCAAGCCTTCTCAGCATGTACATTACTCTAAATCTGATTTAGACTATACCTTAGATGTAAATCAGATTTTTGACAACATTTACAGCGAGGAATAAGATGGCCGTTTCAGACAGCGTAAATTTTGAGCTTGATGTAGATGAGTACATCGAAGAGGCGTTTGAGCGTTGTGGGCTAGAAGTTCGCACGGGATACGACCTTAAGACGGCTCGCAGGTCTTTAAATCTCATGTTAGCGGAGTGGGCTAACCGTGGGTTGAATCAATGGACTATCTCGCAACGCACGGTTGCAATGATCACCGGCACGGGTGAGTATGCTTTGGGCACGGATGTAATTGACATTTTGTCCGTGGTAGTTAAACGCGATGGCACCGATTATGCGTTGTCTAGGATGAGTCGCGACGAGTTTTTCAACATTCCTGACAAGACAACTCAGGGTCGTCCCAACCAGTTTTTCTTGGACCGGCAGGTAACACCTAACCTTAAAATATGGCCTGTTCCAGAAAACAGTACCGACGTTCTTTATTATAATGCGCTTACGCGTATGGATGACGCGGATACATACATAAATACTATGGATTTACCGTTCAGGTTTTATCCTTGTTTGGCAGCGGGTTTGGCGTATTACATTTCGGTAAAGCGGGCTCCGCAGCGTGTACAGCTTTTGAAAGCTATGTATGAAGAGGAGTTTGAGCGGGCAATGACCGAAGATCGTGACAGGGCCTCG